AAGAAAACCACTAATTATTTCTCCTGTCATTTGTGCAGGATCACTAGCATCTGAAGGTATACCTATAGAATTTAACATTTTATCAAATTTATCCCTACCAAGTTTTTGTTGTAAGAAATCTATTTGAGGTTGTACAGATTGTGCTATAGCTGATATATTTTTTGAACCATAGTTTATTGCTAAATCATTTACAAGTTTATTTAATTCTAATATATCAGATGGTATAGCAGGTATGCCAACAGCAACACCTAGTGCTGTTTTCTTTGCTACATTAGGTACACCTTCTAAAATCATTTTTTTACGTATAGCACTTATTTCAGGAGAGTTAGGATCAGGTAAAGGTGCAGGTAAACCCATCTGTGGTATTTTTATTATTGGTTTATCGCCAAATCTATTTTCAGTTTGTTCTGCTAAACTAACCATTAACCTCATCTCTTAACATTTTAAGTCTACGCAAAGATGCAATAGCACCTTGTGATCTATGCATAAGTATATTATTATCTGTTTGCTCTAATGCCCTGTGTTGTTGTTGAATTAAAGCATCTATATAATTACTGAATGCTTCCCATTGGTTGCTGTTGCTGACCATCGGCTTCAGTTTGCTGAGTATTTGCTTGTCCACTTTGTTGAGGTACTCCTGTAAATCCTTGTTCTCCCGGAGTTGGGGCTACTCCTGTTCCTATTGTTCCACCACCTGCACCCGTAGGATCATCTGGATTAGTTCCTGCTGGTGCTTTTCCCTGTGGTTGACCTTCTGTTGGTTTTTGAAATTGTTTCATTAACTCTGCCTGTATTGCCGCATCATTCATATTATTTGTTACTTTATCAGGGTCTAAATCTAATGACTTAGCTATTTCTCTAATAACATATTGAAACTTAGCAAAAGGTGCTAAAGCAGGATTACTCGCAACCTGTAAAAATTGCATTAATCTTTGACTTCTAACTTCATTAGCCATAAGACTTTCCGTACCTCTAGCCTTAACTTCTAAATCTCCTCGTATTTCAGGGTCAAAATCAAACTGCATATTAAATCTAAACAAACCTTCGCCTAATGGCTTGAGTAAATAATCATCAACATTTTTAATAACAGTTTTAATGCTCCCACTAGCTGCATTCATTAACATTGATATACCTGAAGCTGTTCTGCCTACACCAGATACACCAGTTTGACCATGAGAAAAAGAAGGTAAACCTGTTGATTCATCAGCTAATTGTCGAGCTTTATCAAATAACTGTAAATTTTCATTTGATACATTAGGAAACTTTGTTCCAAATATAGCTTGACCCGGTGCACCTCCCTGTCTTCTAAATATTTTTCCGGGGTAGACTGATAAATCTTGTCCCGGAACTAAATTTGTTTCATCAACTTCTATTAACATATTACCTGACAATACAGCATTATCTACAGCCATACGCATAAAACCATTCATTAAAGTTTGTGTATCATCCATGTTTTCAGCTATACCTACACCAAAGAATGAGTAAGGATTAAGTTCATATGGTGCAGCTACATAAGGTATCTTAGCAGGTTTAAAGGGATTAAGAACCATTCTTAAAAGTTTACCATTGCAAATCCACGCATTAACTTGTACTTCTTCAAAATCTGCTAGTTCTTTTGGTATAGATATACCCTGCTTCTCAAGCATATCTATATCACACATACCCCAATATTCAAGAACTTCATATCTTTCAATTCCGTGTTCAGGAGAATAATCAGCTAAATCATCTTCCCAAGATTCTTTAGTGTAATTTTCGCCTTCTTGTATGGCTTCTTCTATAACTTGTTCTCTAAAATGAGGTCTTCTTTTTAAACTACGTAATTGACTTCTAGACATTTTATGTCTTTCAATTACATACTGTGCTTCATCCATATTATTTGCATCTGGATCAGGGTAAAAATTCCACACAGATACGTGGCTAACTTGAGGTACAGTTTTAAATATAGGAGCATAATTACCTTCATCATCCCAATTAGGATATTCTTTATCTACAGCAAAAGGACCTTTCATAACACCCGTACCGAATAAAGCCATTTCAAATGAGGTACTTCTTAAATGTTTATTAGCACCAGATTCTTCTAGTTGGTCGTGGATTTTCTTTTCCATACTTTTAGCAGCAACCATTGCAGGGCTGAATGTGACAGATGAAGGGGTAGTACCAGCACCTTCTTTAAGACCTTCAATATCCGATAACTTGTTTTTAAGAGGTCCAAGATTATCTTGTAGAGTTTTTTCAGTTGCTCCAGCAGGTAATTCGTTGCCGTCACCTGCAAAACCATAAGGAGAAGGCTTACTCGTAGATTCTCTAATTTCTGGAGGTTCTTTTGGATCAAAATGTACATCTTTTACTACTCCTTCTGGCAATTCTGTTGGATCAACACTTAATGGAAATTTATTACTTGCAAATAATACATCAACTATTTGACCATATGCTGCTAATGTTTTTGTTTTAGTTACTTTAATAAATACTCTAGACTTTTCAGCTTCAGTAAATTGTACATCTGCACTATATAATCCTCTATAATTTCTATATGAACGTAACCATCTTTCTTCATCATTTTCTCTATAGTTGTCTGCACGTTGATACTTATCCATTATAAATGGTATAATACCTATAGAGTCTCTATCCGATACAATAGAATCTTCAGAGTCTTCTAAAGCAATTGCTTCATCTTCAATCATAATTTCTTCTTCAGCCATATTTTATCCTTTAATATCCAAATGTTGCATCTGCTACTGGCATACTGCTAGATGGTCTGCCATGTGGGTCGTAGTCAAATATACTAAACCTTGGTCTTGACATTATACCATATCTTAAAGCATCATACAAGTGGTCTTCTGCTCTAGTATCTACATCTTCTGGGTTTCTTTTGTCTAAAGGTATTGCAGGTAACTGAGATATTATATTTGTACAGTTACTAAAAAATACCATTCTAGGTTCTTCTGTAAATTCATCTACTTGTAGTCTCCTGTGTACTTCATTCTTTCCAGACACACGAGAACCTCTACTTCTATCTGAAGGTCTCCAACGACAACCTCGCATAATCATTTGTTCAGCCAAAGATGGACCAGTATCACCACGTTTATGCCAAAGACTAGAATCCAAAACACCATATCGAATATTTCCATCACCTGATTCTAATTCTAAAACCATATCGGCTAAATCTGTAGCTAATACTTTGGATACGTAGATTTCCCTGTAAACAACCAACTGTTCTGAAGGCGAAACAGCAATCCAAACAACTGCCGAGTAAGAGCCGTAACCATAATCACAAGCCCTGAACTTAACCCAATTAGAAGGTATCTTAAAGGGTTCAACAACATGTATATCCCTATTAAACTCAGTAAATGCAGCCCCTTCTTTAATATCCCAATCACCTTCCAAAAGCTGTCTACGCTGCTGTTCAGGTAAGGATAAGAGCATTGCTTCATAGTCTCCTGACTCAGCGAGGTATGGATTGTCAGATAATCTTGCAGGAATAAATCTCCTTTTGAATAAAGATTTTCCAGCTTTAGAATGTCCTGCTGGGTATTTAAGGACTTCTCCGGTTTCAATATCTGTTGCATCAAATGCCTTTCCATATGGTGATCGGTCAATAAACATCTTTTTAACCCATGAATGTCCTATACCACCCGGATTTGTTGTAGCCCTCATAAATATAGGCAAATCGGCTGCAGTAGAACGTAAACGTGAACGCATGTAGTTCCAAGCAAAAGGAGAACCCCATTGGGTTAACTCATCAAAGCCTATCCAACTAAATGCTAAACCTTGATAACGCATAACGTCTTCATCTCTATCAAGATAAGACATCCACAATCTTGCACCTGATGGTGCAACCCATTGCATCTTTCTTTCATACCACTTTATACCCTTCCATATTTGAGGATATAATTCCTGAGACTTAAATATAAGTTCTCTTAATTCTTCTGTAGTATGTCTTAATAATAATCCACTAAACTGAGGATGACCCATATATCTTAAAGGGTCTGCTAACATAGCATATGATTTACCACCACCTGCTGAACCACCATATAAAACTTCACGTTCACCTGCAGCTAAAAAATCAGTCTGAGGACCTTCATTAGGTGCAAAAACTATATTTCTTTCTTCTACAGGATTTGTTTCTATTTTATCTACTATAGAACTAACTATTGTAGACTTTTGCTCCTGTACGACTTTCTTCGATTTCTTTCGCTTTGGAGATCGCCTTTTCTGCATACTCTGCCCACTTGCGTAGGACTCTAGCTTTGTTCTTACGTTGTTGCTCATCCTTTAATCTTTTCCTTAATCCTACATGAGAAATATATCTATCTGTCCGTGTAGATAACCAATTAGATACAGCCCTAAAAGAATACTGTTTTATATGTTGTCGAGCTAATTCTAAATTATCTAACTCTATTTGTATTGGATTAAGTACATCGGGGTCTTTTTCATCTATAACATAACCAAATGGTATTGTTCTTGCTATTTTCGGAATGGAAACCCACTCATTGTCTTCTTTTATATCAACAGGCTGTGGGAGTTTCCATTGTCCTGCTCCTCTAATCGTCATTTACTTCTACTAGTTTAGTGGGCATAAGCATAACACCTCCAGAAGCTTCAACTTGAATTTTTTCTGTTTTAATTAAACCTGTCCTATCTAGTAATTCTTTAGCTGCAGACATCTTATCACGTATTCCTAGCTGTGTAGGGTCATCTATACCTGTTACCATAGCCACAGCAGCCTTAGGAGCATTACTAGCCATATATAATTGTGTAGCATCTAATATTTCATCTTTCATAGACTTTATTATTTCATTATTATTAGAAGAAGGTGAATAACCTGCTATAACTTTAGCATCTTTAATACTACCATTTGCTTCTGCAAACAATGCATCTAAAAACTTTTGTTGACGTTCTGTTAATTTTCTAGCCATGTTTAATAAATTCTTTCTTTTTAATTTTAAAAAACTCACTTATTTTTTTAATGTGAACTTTTCTATGCTGCTGTTTTTTTAATTCAGATTTACTGCTCTCATTCGGGATATAAGTCTGTCTGCTCGATTTGTTACTTGTTTGTGCCATCTTGAATCTTTCATCTGATTTCCTGCTTCTAACCAGTCACCATCATGTATAGCTTGTATCATTTTTTTAAATTTAGACAATCTAGGTCTGCCCATATTAAACATCATATTTGCTATAATTAATTTTACAGGTTCAGGTAACTTACTCCAATCATCAAATAATCTTCTACAATCACTTATAGTAACATGTATATCTTGTTCAAAGGCTTCGTTGACTCGACTTTCGTCAACTGGAGTTCCGACACCCATTTGATGTTCTGGGTCTTTTTCAGTAATGAGATGTCCGATGCCAAACGTAGGTAGTCCAAGGTGGTCCAAGTATACTTCATATTTGCATCCTTCATCTATCTTTAATTCCTCTCTAAGTTTATCTGTAAAAAATTCCATATTTTATTTCTTCTTTTTCTTCTTTAATTCTTTTTTATGAAACAAGGGTTTACTCGACTTTGTGTGAGTTTTACCTGTATGTAGTTTACCATTAGGCATCTTATGGTATGCCCCTTTCCATTCTGTTCCATTTTTAAGATAATGCTTCATTGTAGGTGACATTATTTTTTAATCCTTTATTTTTTAATTGGTATTTTACAATTCTTTTCAGAAGCTGTTAGGTTCTCACCTTTTTTATAAATCCAGATGTAACTCCACGCTTCTTCATTACATTTTTTACCATATGTTGATACAGCCATATTATCTAAAGGTTCAGGTAAATATGAACAGGAAGTTAAAAGTAAAGGTAAAAGTAAAAATAGTTTTTTCATTATATTCTTTCTGCGTTATTCAAATGATAAAGAATTAGCTAATGCATTATTATGTTTTAATCTATCATTCTCTCTTAATACTTTATAATAAGAATCTGTTAATTGTTTTAAATCTTCTTGTAATAGAAACCTTTGTGTTTTTTCAGCTAACATTTCTCTTCTCAACGCTTCTTCAAATGTTTCTTCATGGTTTTTCCATCTGATACCTTTTAACATTATTTCCTTCCACTCAAAGCACTAAAACCAAAATAAGCCCCTACTAAGCCACACATACTTATGTATTGAGTCATAAGAATTGATTCTGCTCCTGCAAGTCTTGTAGGTGCTATTAAAGTAGCTACTGTAGTTACTCCCATTAAAATAATTAATACCCATGCCATCCTTCTTTTGTTTACTTGATATGCTACCTTATCTGGTATTAAATCATTTGTACTGCATGAGCAGTTTTTATTTCCACATGCACAAGTCACTATTAAGTAGTTCTTTTCATTCTTTTCTTATTTCTTTGTGCCTGTTGTATTGCAGCTTGAAGAAATCCCGGAGGTAACTGAGAAGCCTTCAACTGCTTCCTTTGTTCTGGTGACATTCTTGCTAATGTTGTCCTCTGTTGTGTTTGCCCAGAGTTAGATTTTCTTTGTTCTACATTAAAACGATCACGCATTTGTTGCATTCTTCTTGCGAGAAGTTGGTTTTGTCTGTCTGTAGGTTTTAAACCTTGCAGTTTTCTTGCTTCATTTTCAAATTGTGCTTCACGTTGAAACATTTCTTTTTGACTTGCACCACTTTGTTGTAGATTAAACATTTCTCTTGATCGTCTTTGTTTTAAATCAAATGCAGCTCTTTGTGATGGGTCACCAAATCTATTAAATCCTTTTCTTTGAAAACGATTGTCTATGTCAAATAATCTACGTTGTATATCTTTATTTGATCTACCTTGTGACTGCATTCTGTCTCTAATATTTTTAAGCCTTAAATCTCTTCGTTGAGCTAACCTCATTTGCTGTTGTTGTTGTTTAGTCAAACGTCTAGGTTCTTGTTGTTGTCGTTCTTGTATAGTTTTTATAGCACTTTTAGCATATTCAGGAATTTCTTGTTGTCTTGTTCTTGGATCAGCAGTAGGTCTACGTCTTCTTCTAGGTGTATCTTCTTTAGTCACAAGTGTAGGTCTAGGTTCAGCAATAGGTCCTCTACGTTTTCTTCTTAGTAACTCAGTAGACATAGGTATAAGTCTAGGATTAACAGTTGTTCTACGTTTCTGTGGTCTATCTATACCTTTAGCTCTTTCTCTAGGTCTAGGTTCAGCAATAGTAGGTCTAGGATCAGCAGTAGGTCTAGGATCAGCAGTAGGTCTAGGATCAGCAATAGGTCCTCTACGTCTTCTTTTTGGTGCTTCTTTAGTTTTTACAGGATTTCTTTTAATATCATCACCTTGAGTTACAAGAGGTTTTTTTAAACCTTGAAGTTTTTTCATTGTAGAATTTATTGTATTTGTGTCATTGCTTTGCATTGCTTTATCAAGCTTTGCTTCGTAGAATGATCTAGGGGTAGGTCTACTCATTTTATTTATCCTTTTTTGTTGTTATTCATTAACTGCAGACCTGTCTTACCAAACCTGTATCCAAAACTGCTGCCTATACATATATACAAACATGTACTAAACCAATCTGGTGTACTTTCGTTTAGGAAGGTAAAACCCTCTGCTACATACGGCTGACTCCAAGGTAAGAAACATGCTACAAGAATGCCACCAAAAATAATTGTCCAAAATTCATCTTTCCATGACCCTGCCATTTGATTGGTAAGGTTCTGTTCCATAATCATACTAGATGTAGCTTCTGTCTCATAGACTTTAGCTTCTGCTTTAGCACGAGCTACCTTTACTTCTGTCTCAGCTTTTTGTTTATCCATCTTGCCCTGTATATATGTTCCTGCTATATTAGCAATAGGGCTGATAAGAGTGCTTAATCCAAACATCTATTTCTTTTTTCCTTTTAAATACATAACTTCTTTTATTCTAAACTTTTTTACTTTCTTTGCAATCGAACTCGGTTGTTTCACAAACTGTTTGCCCTGCTTTGTTCCTTGCCGTTTGGCTTTTGTCGTTGCCGCATACTGGGCAGGTGTTAATGATTTTATTGCCTTCTCTGGTAAGTATCTTTCCCCAGTTTTCGATGAGGGCTTCCCAGATTTCGTTTGCCACTTTTGTTTTGTCCATGCTTTTAATGACCTTTGTGATTTAGCTAGTGCCACTTCGGTATCCTCCACCTTTAGCTTTGTATTGCTTTGCTAACTGCTGTGCTTTTCTAGCAGACCATTGACCGGGTTTACCACCCTTGTTTCCAGCTTTTATACTATTAAATAAACTTTTACGCATTGTAGGTTTTGTATAATTAGCTGCTTTATTGACTGTCATATATAATTACCACTTTACTTTATCAGCCCAATAGGCTGCTGACATTTTACCTTTTTTAATATTCTTGCCATGTCTAGCTTTAAATGACTTTCTTTTAGCTTTCATTTTAGCTGACTCACCTGCTTTAGGTTTACCTGCTGTACTAGCTCCCTGCTCACCAAAACGTATTATCTTTTCTTTACCACCCTCACATGCTTTTACTATATGAGATTTTTTAGGGTGATCTGGTGTCCTTTTAGGTTTATTACATTGTAGTTTAGCTTTATCTATCACTTAAACAGGTTCTCCCTTTTTAGGTACTTCAATACAAATACTATAACCTGATACATAGTCAGCACTTAATGTAACTTGACTTTTAACTCTTTTTATATATACAGAACAACTTTCTAGGGATTTAAATGGAAAAGTTATCATTGGAAAGTTAATCCATGTTGGTGTTCCATTTAAACTCCATGCTATTATTACTACAGGTATCCACATATAAGTATTAACTCTTTCTAGGTACACAGTATGCTTTTACAAATATTTTATCTCCAGCTACACGTTGATGATTATTCTGTTTCTGTACTTTTTGTGAATACTCTAAGCAGGTATCAAAATTATCAAAAAAAACTTCTTCTTGTATATCTGTTCCTTGCAAAAAAACTACAAGTACCCATAGTAGTTTCATTTTACTATGGTAGCATAGAATGTATCATCTGTCAAGTTATATTGTACCATTAGTTTGTAATCCTTTTATAACTAAAACAGCTAAACCAGTTACAGCCCCAATAAATACAATAGAAGCAAAAATAAGTCCGACTGCACTTGCAATTTTTCTAATACGTTCTTGATGAGCATAGACCATTTCCTGTCGTTGCTTTCGTATCTTTACTTGCATTTGTAATAACTCATTCCAAGAGTTAGGACCATGAGTCATATTTATCCAAGTACGTAATTCATCTTCCATATCTTGAGCTTTTTTCTTAGCTGCGAAAGCATCCATTGCTTCCTTCTCAATAGATGAATTAAAAAATAACTTCTTAAATAAAGGTGGATTCTTACATTGCACCTCTGCTTGTTTTATATCGGAGATAGCTCCCATCCATTTGGATAGGTCTCCTGTCATGGCTTCTATTTCACGACCTGCTGCAAAACCTTTTTTAATTAAATTAAAAGCAGTAGTCGCAGCTGTCATAGCTGTAAAGGGGTCAATCATTAAGGTGGGGTATCCTAAAGTTTAATTAATTTAACCAGTCAAAAAAACTTTTCCCCTTTTCCTTAGAAGTTACTTTTTCTAACCAATCATAAAATGGTACTAAGGGCTGTGTTATTTCCTCAGTAGCCACATTTATTACTTGTAAATCTCCGTCAGCATCATCATCATCATCAAATTCTTTTTGATTTACAGTATTTATTATTTGGTCACTATTTTTATTAACCATTACATTACTTCTTTCTCGCTGCTCCACCTTTAGACATTTTAGGTTTGTTAACATTCATTTTACGAGTAGCAGTACCATAACCACCCATGTTCATCATTTTCTTTTTAGCAGGTCTTCCTACTTGTGACCCATATGTTCCTTTTCCTTGTGGCATTTTTATATCTCCTTTTTTTTATGCTTTTGATCTAACTTTACTAGCACTTTGTGTACGAGCAAATGATCTATTTCTACGTGCAGATGATAAACCTAGATTAGACCATTTATTATCTCTAGGGTTTCCATTTTTATGTGTAACATCTTTACCTACTACATTAACACCTCGTTTCTTCATAGTGTTACGTGCAGCATTTCGACTGTCTCTTCGTTTTATCTGTTCAGGTCTACTGTGGTAGTTGTCATATTCCTTACGATAATTACGTGTAAATGCCATTACTTACTTTTTTTTAGTTGAGCCAACAGTTCTTTTCTGTCAGGTATTCTGCCTAGTTTCTTTTCTAGTTTTTCTTCAATAGCTATTTCAGCGAACCTTTGTTTAGCTGTCCCTTTACCACCAACTATAAGAGAAAACATAGCACCACTACCATTTTTATCTGTTATTTTCTTTTTATCATTGTATCTTTCTGGTTTTTTTACCGGTGTTGTAATAGTTATTGATACACTTGATGATTTATCTTTAGAATCTATATTCTTTCCACCTTTACCATTTGTATTAGATTTAGGTATGTTAGGTCCTAATGGCACACCTGATTTTACTTTTGTTAGTGTAGCATCTGCAATCTTTGAGGGTCTTAACATTTCAAGTATAGTAGCAATACCAAACCCTACACCTGTACCTACACCTACAGCCGTTAAAGGTCTTTTACGTATCTGAGTACGTATGGTATCAAGTATCTTTGACATACTTATATTGGGTGCTTTAGCTTTAACTTTCTTAGCTAAGTCACGTATTTTTTTATTAAGTGTCACTTTTTTTTGATTAGCCGTTGTTGTTGTTGTTGATGTTTTATTTTTAACTGGAGCTTTTAATTTCTTTGAATCCACATTAGCCTTTGTTGGTCCTGCAGTGGTTGATTTTACATTAATCTTAGTAGTAGTAGTAGTATTACCACCACCTCTATTTTTTGTACCACTTCCTTGATTTACTCCTAACCCTTTTGATAAATTAACTTTTTTTATATTCTTTGCTAATTTACTCTGTGCTACAAAATTATTTTTCATTCCGGGATTGTTAGCACCTCCGGGTAATTTTCCTTCAGTAAAAAATTTAGCAACAGAAGCTTTTACCTGACTAAGAGGAGTTAGTTTAACTTTAGATAGCAAAACTTTATTTTGTGCTGGTGTTAATTTAGGATTTTTTCCTACAGGATTTTCAATACTAAAATTTTTAATACCTAAACTTTTCATTTTTGCTGTAATTGCAGCTTTTGTTGCTTTTATAAATATTGTACTTTTATTAGATATTTGGACTGGATATATAGTCATTTAACTTCCCCTTTTTATATTAGCATAAGCCTTAGGACTAGCTTTCTTTAAAGCACGTAGCCCTGCATTATCTTTAACACTACCACCTGCAGAATACATATGTTTCTTACCACCTGACATACCTCCGTATGCCATTTTCTCTATATTCTTTTTAAGTATAACTCCACCCTTGTTGTTTTTCGTACCTATGCCCATCTTACCCATGTTATCAACCATATCCTGTTGCATAGGTTTCATATTTTGATATTTGATAATCTTTTTATCTTCTTTGTCTTCTGCTATTAATTTTTTTCGTAATGTACTAATTTCTGTTTTAGATAAATCTGAGTCTTGAATTACTTCTTGTGCCCTTCTCATGTTTTTAAAATCTTCTTCTGACACTGGATTTGTTTGTGATATATACAATAAAGCAGTTGGTAATGTAAAATCAATTATATTACTATTATTTGTGTTGCTCATAATCTTTGGTTCTCAATCATTATTCATCCTTCTCTTTCCACCCTTCAGCCCTCATTGATTCCTCTACATGCTTTAAAGTAAACTTTCTACCATAATAGGCTTCAACAGCCTGTCGCACGTAGAAGACATCACTATGAGGAATATGCAATCGGTCTAAGGAATTATTACGTATAGCAGCGTAAAAAGCTTCTAACACGTTATCTGTATATAGTTTTACTGATTTTTTCATACTTGTCAAGTGTTTATATTAGTTTTGTACGGATGTAATACTATTATAATACTATATACATATATACATATATAATGTCTCATTTATATTGCTTTTTTTCAAGGGATTAGTATTATACATTTATAATGTATCATTGTATATGTTATTTAACAATTTTATTTAATAAGCATTTTTAATGTAACATTGTATATGTTCTAGTTATAAGGTAATTATACTCGATTTTATGTAATCTGTCAATCCCTAAAATGTAATCACCTCAAAATAGTACATAAAGTGTGTTATTATTGCAACAGTATTAGACTAGATGTGTCACTTTATTGCAACACTTTATCAGTTACCTCTGTGGTTAACACTACAAAAACCCAATCTATTGCATTCCCCATGTATATAACGTATACCCCGGGGGGTGGCTGTGGCAGGTAGGTGCTAAAAAGATAGTAAATATGGTATATCTGCCCATTTTAATATATATTTTACCTGTTTTAGCTATATATAGGCTTATTTTATGCTATTTATGGCAAGTGATAACATAACAGTTGCTGTTTTTATGTGAATCTATAGAACAGTCAATTCAATTGACACTTATTAACCATGTAGGAGCATAATATATCCCTATAAATGCTATATATACACCTATATTTAAGTGATGGTCATTATTAAGTTGACATTGTTTTAAAAAAATGTTCTAATGTAGTTATTGATTCGCACTTATGCTTATCATGTATTAACAAGGATTTGTTATGTTAAATATTATTAAGGGATTTGTAACACCTACAGTTACTGAGTTAAATACTAACGTCACATTAAATACAAAAGATGTTTCATTAGTTAATTTGAATAGTGATGTATCAACAGTAATTGAAACATTAATAGACATAAACAATAAATACATGTCTATGTTAGACAATGGTAGTTTTTTAAATGTTGCGTATGCTTGTTTTCTTACAGGTCAAATGTATAAAGATAAAAATCATTTTAGAACTATTAAACAAGGTGATGATTTTGTAGAATATACTAGACAAGAACTAATGAACTCGTTGAATCCATTTTTAACAAGTTTTAAAACACCTAAAGTTGGTAAACAAATGAAATCATTAATGAGTAAGTTATATGATCGTAAAATACCATTAGCTAAAATACTTGAAGATGGTTATGTTATAACAGGTTTACAAGGTACTATTACTTATATTGATGCTAATTATGAACTTGACGGCAAAAAGAAGCCTAAGAATACATCACAAGACCCAAAGGCAAAAACAACAAAGGCTGAAACTGAACCAAAGGCTGAAACTGAAACTGAAACTGTCAATTCAATTGACACTTCAAAAGCTGAAACAGTTGAACAAGCTATTGAATTGCATATTGATATGATTAAAAAAGATTATCAATTAAATGATGCTGAATTAGCTAACTTAATTATTAAACATTTAATGAATAAAAATAAAAAGTTAATGACAACTTCAAATAAAACAACAATTGCTTTTAAAGTTGCTTCATAAATAAATAAATAAATAATTTAAATAACCTAGTGATTAATTTTGCTAGGTTATTTTTTTATCTTTTTTTTATTCAAAGTGAGAGCATTAAAAATGTTCTTACTTTTTTTTATTTTTTTTTTGCAACTACTATCCTAAGGGGGGGGGTGAGATGAGTTAGGGAGAAGGGGGAAAGACAAACTGTCAACTCAATTGACACTTTGGGTGTTCGGCTACAAAAGGTCTGAGGGGTTGACAACGGCATAGAAACATGCTCTAATATAGTCATAATTAATTGAGGAGATTTTATGAGTAGAAAACATGGAACGGGTTGGGAGAATGGAAACATTGTACCCATAGGCAAGAACTTGAAATCACATAGTGGCAAGTATTGTGTTAATGAACAAAAGCGAGATGAAGGGAATAATATTATTGTTAATACTATATATCATAATAAGTTACAGATGCAAGTGTATCTACAGGAGCAAGGTGAAAAAAGAGATAATGCATTGTGGGCAGATACTATGCGTATGTATGATGAGTTACAGCAAACTGTCAATTCAATTGACACTTTAGATGATGAGGGGGAATGAATATGATTAGAGTAATAATAGATTGTATAGTATTAGTATTACTTGTATGTATGATGTTTATAGCATTGGTGTACAAAGAACCTGTATACTTTACACTAGCAATCTTTGGGGGTTTCTACATGGGGTATGAACTACTAAAAGATTTAAGGAATACGTCACAATAGTGTGATGTGTAAGAGGGCTTGACAACGGCATAGTCTTATGCTAGTGTTTAGTCACAATCAAAAACCAACGACATTAACCAACAGGAGATTAATCAATGTCAAATTTTCAAATCAAAGCACAATCTAACTTTGTGTACCCAAATGCTATTCAAACTAAATATGTTACTTATGTTACTGTTAAAGGACAGGTAGCTAAGAATGGTGGTAAAAATGCTCTGAAGGTTTCAAGAGCAAAGACAGGTGGTGCTGTTAGTTCAATCAATGGTGAATTTTATAAAGGTGGGTGGTATATGCCTAAAGAAGATGTGCGTGAGTTAGACCTATACAAGGTTGCACATACTGTACTGTAAACTGTCAATTGAATTGACACTTTGAAGGGTGGCACAATCCTGTGTCACCTATATAAAACTAAAAGGATAAAATTATGTCAGATATAAATAATAGTAACTATACTATGCTACATGTAGAAGCACGAGTTGATGAACTTATGAGTGAAGGTAAAAATTCATCTTTAAGAGGTTGGTCTGCATCTAAAATAAGAGAAGTTATATCATTAGAATTTGATGAAGGTGCGAGTAATTATGCGTGGTCTTACATTAAAGATTTACATGGACATGGAGATAAGTAATGAATGATGATGAAGTAGAATTATTAGAAGATGAGTTTGATGAAGGAACTCAACAATCAATTGATGAATTTATTAGTAACGTGAATTTAGGAGAAGACAATGACTAACTTTAGAAAAGCAATAGTACATCATGCAGAAGATATATCTGCTTGGAGAAACCCAAACGTAGAGAGTCAGATGCATTGGGTAGCAGACTTATTTGTAAACAATAGCCTACCTACAGTTGAGCATATGCTAGAGGATATATATAAACGAACTAACAACATAGAAGACAGTTGGGTTGACAATGATGGTGTTATTTGCTATAAAACTCCTATGAATGGCAGAGGTCATAGGTCTACATCAGTAGGAGATACTATACAACTGTGGACAACTGAAGCCTATCATAGTCGTTGGAAGGTATCCTTTGATGGGTTTGAAAATCTTGACGAGGTAGAATAAAACATTAACTGTCAATTCAATTGACACTTTAACAAGGAGATATGTTATGACACATATAATATATGATGGCAATTCTTTACTAGATGGCAAACCAATCGTGGTTATTGCCATACCTAAATCTAGTAATAACAAGACAGGTAATATGGTGCAGACGTTCATCATCTGTAAAGATACAGACCCTATTACTGCAAGTAGACGAGGTGAAGATTACTCTATCTGTGGCAACTGTATACATAGAGGTATACCTAATCACAAGAAGAATAGTGGTGGTGCAGATAAACGTAGTTGTTATGTTATGTTACTAGGTGTGCTGTCTGTGTACAAGGCATACAAGAAAGGTAACTATACACTAGCACAAGGACATGATGGCTTAGCACAGTTAGGTGCAGACAGAGAGGTACGGCTAGGTACTTATGGAGATACAAGTGCTGTTCCGAGTTATGTATGGGATAGCCTACTGTCTAAGTCGAGTGGTAGGACAGGTTATACACATCAGCACAATGTAGAAGGTGCAGACGTTAGACCTGACTTGTGTATGATTAGTGCAGATACTAAGGAACAAGCAGAGTATCATTGGTCACTAGGTCATAGAACATTTAGAGTAGGTAAGTCTATACATGATATGGTCAAAGGTAAAGAGATACTATGTCCTGCATCAGAAGAAGCAGGTAGACGTACTAACTGTAAGAAGTGTCAGTTGTGTAGTGGCAACACTATTACTGCTAAGAATATATTTATACCTGCTCATGGCACAGGTAAAAACAATTATCAAACTGTCAATTGAATTGACACTTAACATGACCATATTTTTTATCGAAGGGAGAATGTAATGATTAAACCAATCAATCCCATAGCTAAGGCTATGTTAAAAGAAAGAAGAAAGAAGCAAGTTGTATCCTCTAAAAAAGTTTACAGTAGAAAGAAGGAGGGAAAATATGCAGATACATTTCGAGAAAATAAAAGTAAAGAAGAAGCCCAAGAATAAGTGGGTTAAACAACAATACGTTAAGGAACGTAAATCAAAAGAAAAATATAAAATACACACAATGAAAAAAACCTTAGGAGGGTTTAGACAATTATGAAAATTAAAAAAATAATTAAACTATTAGAGTGCATTGAAGATGGCAAACTTCCAAGAGATATGCATGAGTTAAGTACATATACACAAGGGACAGGGACTTGGATAGACATTAATGAGATGGATTTTGTTCATGTTATGAGGGCTTTTGAAAATATGCAAGACTCTCTTGCTGAAGAAGTAAAGACACCTGTATCTCAAGACAATCAGATATTTGCTCTAGAAGAAAAAGTATCTCAACTGCTAGAAGAAGCACAGAGGTTAGTCAAATCAAAGATTATGTTAAAGGAACAAATAAAAGCCTACGAAAAAGAAAGGCAAGGCTTATACAGAAGGCTTGAGGAAAAGTCTTACAACGAAGTATCTACACCACGTTATGTATTCAGCGAAGTACCTAACGATAGTGATGGTCAGAGATTTACTGATGACATGAAGACATATCTCAATAAGGCAAGATATACCTTGCGTGTTAGAGGTCAGCATATTAAAGATGAATACAAAGGTACAGGTGCTACGGCATATGGTCAGAGTATAGAACAATCAACACACCTAAGAGTATACATAGAGGAGAAGTAAATGACTTTCAGATTGCAAGGTAAAGAACTTGATTTGTTTAAAGAAAAATGTAACAAAGCTGATAAAGTATTTGACAATGGTGGTACATACATATGCCCTGTATGTGATGGTTCAGGTCAATTATGTGATGTTGATTATCAAGGTTCAGAATGTGAACTCATAGAACGAGAAATGTTAGGAGATAGATACTATGGATAACAAAATTGAAGCTATGAAAGTGGAGGGTTAAAATAATGAATGTATTAAGTTTATTTGATGGTATGTCATGTGGACAGATAGCACTTAACAGAGCAGGTGTGAAGTACAACAATTACTTTGCATCTGAGATAGACAAATATGCTATCAAGGTAGCAAAGGCTAACTACCCACACACTATACATGTAGGAGATGTTACACAGATAGGTAGACCATCTTCTGATAACATTGACCTGCTCATGGGTGGTTCACCTTGTCAGGGGTTTAGTGTAGCAGGTAAACAGCTAGACTTTAATGACCCACGTAGCAAACTATTCTTTGAGTTTGTTAGGTTAAAAGATGAGTTAAAACCTAAGTACTTTCTTATGGAGAATGTACCTATGAAACAAGATTCGCAGGACATTATTACAAAGTATCTAGGTGTCAAGCCTGTCACTATAAACAGTAGCTTGTTCTCAGCACAGAATAGAAAGAGATTGTATTGGACTAACATACCCTTTGACACAATGCCTACGGCAGATAAGTGCATAGTATTGCAGGACGTACTAGAAGAAGATGGCATTGCCAATGAACTTATGACTAACAAACTAGGTAAGTCACATTGCATTACAGCACGATACAATGGTGCAGTATGGTGGAACAGTATACAACGTAAGCAACGTACTATGGTACAAGTAGGTGAAGCTGACAACATCAAAGGCTTTGACAGTATCAAACGTATATACTCATCTAGTGGGAAGTCTCCCACACTTACCACAATGCAAGGTGGGCATAGAGAACCGAAGGTAGCAATAGGTAGGATTGTTAATCGTAGATTAGATGAGCATGGTATTCGTAAGGATACTCAACTTGACCTACCATTTACTAATCAGCTAGAGATAGGTGACTCAGGTAAATCTAATTGCCTGACTACATTTACAAAAGATAATGTACTTGTAGAGGGTATGCAATGGAGAAAGCTAACACCATTAGAATGTGAGCGATTGCAGACTGTACCTGACAACTACACTAATCACGTGTCCAATAGCCAACGATATAAAATGTTAGGCAATGGTTGGACAGTTGATGTAATAGCACACATAATGAAAGGTATAAATCAATAAAAAGGAGAACTAGAAGATGACAAATGTAATTACAAAATGGGTAGCTGAACACAATAGTAATGCTACATTAATAAATACTGTAAACATAACAGACAAGATAAGTACTGTTGATAAAGAATTGATTAGTGAAATGGTTAAAGATACACTTATAGACATGGGTATACTCATTGAAGGTGGTATGTTTGATTGGAACTTATCAGTAGATTATGATACAGAAGATTATACAGGAGAATGAATAATGATTGTTGAAGCATTAATGTGCCTAGCACTTAACGTATACCATGAAGCTAAGAATCAAAGTTTCATAGGGCAAGTAGCAGTAGCACAAGTGACTATGAATAGAGTAAAAGATGAACGATACCCTGACACAGTATGTGAAGTCGTTAAGCAAGGTCCAACCTACTCATGGAAGTCTGACTATCCTGTGCGTAACAGATGCCAATTTAGTTGGTACTGTGATGGCAAGAGTGATAAGGCTAAGGATAAAGATGCATGGGAGTATGCTTTGCTAGTGTCACATGGTGTATACTATGGTAACCTAGATGACTTTGTAGAAGGTGCTACACACTACCATGCTCATTATGTGACACCATCATGGGCAAGTAGCAAGACTTATATAACTAGAATAGAAGACCACATATTTTATAGATGGGATATTAATTATGAATAAATATACAGTAGTCTACGTTGCTCATAGTAGATATGATTCAGTTCTAGATGAACCAAGAACTAGAGTTGAATATGTGCAAGGTAATACATTAGAAGAAGCCATAGATGCACATATAAAATATATGAAAGGTTGGGCAATACATGATATCATAGGAGAGGTAGTTTATCTAGATGGTCATGTAAAACAACATGATATAGGACATGGTATAGGTCATGCTATGGGTCATACACACACAGACGTTATTATAACAGGTATAAATAATAGTAAAATTAAATTTGATAAAAATAGAGAAGAAATACTTACTAAACACCTAGAAGAAACACAAGAAGATGACCCACATATAGCTTGTTTTAGTTATCCAAATTGTGATGAAGCACCTCTTGGATGTATTGCTGTTATGGGTAGTGACGTTGAACCTTATGGAAATAAAGATTAGGAGATTTAGTTATGAGTAAAATTAAATGGAGAATAATTAAAAATAATTTAGGCAATGGTACAACAGAGTATCAAGTATCAGATGGTGATGTAGGAGAACGCACAGTATCCTATGACTTTGATAATAGGCTAGATGCAGAGAATTGTTTGTACGATATAGAAAGGAAAGAACATGAATAGATTTATTATAGAAGAGTCACCACAAAAGATTGCACAATCTTTATGCGACCAACACATAGTCAAGATGCCATTAGAAGAAGCACAGATGTTATGTACTGCACTGTGGCATGTTGCACCTAAGTATGCAGAAACTTGTGGTTTGTACAAACCTGTGCATCAGAAACATCCCTGTACTCTATGGGCTATGGAGAGTCACAGGAATTATAAGTTTGCTTTTAGGTTGTATCATCATATGCTAGATGAATATACAAGTAGGTATGGTAGAATACATGGAGCAAAGAAACACTACAACTCTCTGATGAATGGTGTATCACTAATACCTGAAGGTCATATAACACAACACCCACAATGTTTTAGTGGGCTAGATGAACTCAAGACAGATGAGTTTTACCCTATCCATGCCTATCGTGCATTTTATAATGTTGACAAAGCAAGATTTGCAAGGTATAAGTATACTGACAGACCAACATGGTTTAAGGAGGTATATTATGGATAAAGATGACCTACTTGAGGTTAAAAGAGAAAAGAATGTTCGTAGAATTAAGCAACGAATATTAACAGTAAGAAGAATTAGTCAACAACAACAAAACAAGGAGAAGAATAATGACAAAAATAAATAAAGCTTTTAAAGTAGACTTAGATAATAAGGATATACTCGTAACAGGTGAACAACGTCTAGAATTTTTAAGGCTGCACAATAAATTGAGAGAAATGGTGCAGTATATAGATGAGTGTAGAGATATAACAGTTAATCATCTAACTACACTTGATGAACTTACTCATTTATTACATAGTTCATTGCATTTTGCCCCACAAAAAGATGAAAGAAATGATAGTCCAGCACATTGGAAAGACTATGTATTTAATTCTGATGAACTAGCTTGGAAAAGAATAAATTAGATATTGACAAATCAACTATTATATTATATAACACAGTATCAGTTAACAAAAAGGAGAATTAATATGCCATATGATGTACTACCAAATACTACACCTGTACCAATAGATTTAAACTTTGATGTAAAATTTGAACCTACTAAGGTACACGATAAAAAATATGTAATCAACAATATCACAGGAGAATACTTAGGTATTGTTGGTAATGGGTTTAGATGTGCTAATCACAAAGATTTCTTTGAGGGTACACAAAATGTGATGAATGAAAACTTATCACAGGAAGCTATGTCAGACCCTCAAGTTACATGGAAAACTGCAAGAAACAATGCTTGGGCGATGATGGATATAACATTACCTAATGTAACAACTACTATCCTAACAGACAAACATGAAACAAAGATAGGTCAACGTCTTATTGCCTTACATGGTATAGATGGTTCATGTTCTAATCAAGTATTCTTTGGTGCTATAGATTTCTTCTGTACTAATGGGATGATTAGAGGAGATTATGATAAAGTAAGACGTAAGAATACATCTAACTTTTGTATGGATAGGTTCATACAAGAACTCAATCAAAGTAGTGCTGATTTCTATGAACATACTGAGCAGTTACAACAATGGGCTAGAAAACCTATTACCCAAACTCTCAATATGAAGGAATTATTAGAAGCTATCATAAAGTCTGAAAGGAAAGCACAGAAAATGTTTCCTCTAGTACAACGAGAGATTAGTAAACGAGGTAAAAATGTATTTGCTTTATATAGTGCTTTTACTAACTATGCATCTTATGCAGATGAACGTAATGGATTTAATTTACGCAACACAGGCAATGATACTGTTTCACAATCAATGTGGGCAAGAGAGCAGGAAGTTTCTAAATGGATTTCCACACCACAATTTAAACAATTAGTTGCAGCATAATTGTGGCAACTATTACTCTTAAAAATTTAGTTAAAGAGTATTATTTATGCTTTGAGTTCAAGGGTTTACGTGATGAAACTAAACAACAATATCAATACTTTCTTAACGTACTCTTGGACACAAAGTTGCCTGATTTTGATAAAAGATTAGGTGACAAACCCATAGATAATTTAACAACTTTAATGGCTAAAAATGCTTATAATGATTGGTGTGGTCGTGGAATACATCTTGCTAATCATGTCATGTCTGTATCTAGAGTAGTATTTAACTATGCAATAGGAATGGAAAAGATAAATAAAAATCCTTTTTTTAGTGTAAAAAAGCGTATACCTGAAAGGCGTAAAACTATTTGGACAAAACAAAATATAAAAGACTTTTTAAATTTATCTTATGCTAATTTTAAAACACGCAACATTGGTCTTATAGCACACATGGCATATGATTGGTGTCAAAGGTTAGGTGATATGCGTTTGCTAAAGTGGGATAATCTAGACTTAGATAATCAGAGAATGCACGTAGAGCAGTCTAAACGTAGGGCAGAGGTTTTTTTACCTATAGGAGATCAGTTAGGAGAAATGCTTATGCAACAGAAAGAAGATTTTGGGTTTCAAGAATATGTAGCACCTCATATAAAACCAAAGAAGGGTATTTATCAACCTTATTCTCTCTATAGGCTTCCTAAGGTGGCTAAAAAGATTATGAGGGAAGCTAACCTGCCTGATGATCTACGTTTATCAGACCTAAGACGTACAGGAACTGTTGAGATGGTGGATGCTGGTGTATCTATGGGTAATATTATGTCTGTAACAGGACATTCTAACCCTCAAAGTGTAAAACCTTATATGAAAAACACATATAAAAGTGCTAATTTAGCATTAAATCAAAGAAAACAGTTGACAGAAGATTAAATACGTGATAAAAGAACATTGTCATTGCCCAAACATATATAATATATATATTAACATATATAATGAAAGACATATATAATGCTAGACTATTTATATAATTTAGAAATACCTATTGGAGAAACACGTAGAATGAATTGCCCTAATTGTAATGGCTATAAAACTTTTACTGTAACAAATAATATGGGTGCTTTATTGTGGAATTGTTATAAGGTTTCTTGTAATATTAGTGGTAAGAAACGTGTATATTTATCTATAGATGATATTAAGCAAACATTTAATAATAATCCTTTATGTGAGGAAATTGAAACATTTGTATTGCCTGAGTATGTTGTGGACAGAAAGAATACACCTGACGTTGTTAGGTGGTGTGATGAGTGGTTATTAAACCCTAAAGATACTGACATACATTATGATGTGAAGGAGCATCGTGTTGTATTTCCTATCTATAATAAAGGTATCATAGTTGATGCTATAGGTAGGACACTCAGAAATAAATTACCTAAATGGAAGAAATATGGAAATTCAGGGTTGCCTTTTTCATTTGGGTGTGGTAAGGTGGCTGTAGTTGTTGAGGATTGTGTGAGTGCTGCAATTATAGGTAGTGATGTATATGTCGGGGTGGCTGTGTTGGGTACATCTCTTACCGAGATACATAAGAAGTATATATCACAATTCTCAACAGCCATCATTGCATTAGACCCCGATGCATTACCTAAGACACTTTCTTTTGCTAAAGAACTTAGAGGGTGTGTACAAGATGTTAGAGTACTTAGATTGGAGGATGATATAAAATATAAAAATGAACAGGATATAATAAATTTAAACAACCTAACCCCGAAGGAGATATAAACATGGAACTTTCATTAGTACGTAGTTTGATGGACAAGGAGTTTTACGAAGAGCATCGTGGAGCAAGATGTCCTGATAAGCTATTTAGTAAAGACACTAGAAAAGTAAAACAAGCTATAGACAAAGCTATGGATAGATATGAACGTACTGTTACACCTGATGAGATTGAAGCACTATTTATGTCTGACAATCCATCTTTAACTACAGCACAGAAACAAGCCTATTCACATTTATTTAAGCAGATAAAGAATGAATCCCCTCTAGGAGGAGATATAGCACAAGAGGTATTATCTAAATTATTTCAACAGGTAGTAGGAGAGGATGTAGCTAATATAGGATTTGATTTTGTAAATGGTACACAGACAAGTCTTGAGCCTTTAAGATTATTACTAGAACAGCACAATGATGATTTTACACCTGATTTAAATGTGGAGTGGGATGATATGGATATAGAAACACTACTTGCTAAGAATGCTTTAGAAGCAAGGTGGCATTTTAATATACCTGCATTGACAAGGCAGATTAGTGGTGTAAATGAAGGACATCTTATTGAGATAGGTGCTAGACCTAATACAGGTAAAACATCTTTTCATGCTAGTATGATTGCTGCTCCTGATGGTTTAGCACATCAAGGTGCTGATTGTATTGTGTTATGTAATGAAGAGGGAAGCCATAGAGTAGGTGCTAGATATTTAACTGCTGCTACAGGTATGACTATGCGTGAAATAAAAAATAATCCCTCTAAGGCTCGTGACTTATATCAACCTGTAAAAGAGAGAATTAAAATTAAAGATGCCACAGGAAGAGATATGGCTTGGGTTGAATCCGTATGTAAATCTTATAAGCCTGATGTAGTTTTATTAGATATGGGAGATAAGTTTGCACGTACAGGAGGTTTTGCTAGACCTGACGAAGCATTGAAAGCAAATGCTATATATGCTAGACAGATAGCAAAACAACACAAGTGTGCTATGTTTTATATGTCACAGTTATCTGCTGATGCAGAAGGCAAGATTTTATTAAATCAAAGTATGATGGAAGGTAGTCGTACAGGTAAAGCCGCTGAAGCAGACTTAATGATACTTATAGCTAAGAACCCTCCTAAACAAGATGATGATGGAGAGGAAGATATTGAGAGACATTTAAATGTAGTTAAGAATAAATTGTCTGGGTGGCATGGCTTAGTTCATTGTCAATTAAATTATCAAATAGGGAGATATGAAGCGTGACCCAAAAAGAACTGTTTGACATTGAACTACTACATATTGATGGTGAAACAAAAACATGTAGTAAGTGTAATCAAAGATTGCCCCTATCTGCATTTAGTGTTTCATCAGGTGCAAACTTTCTTAGACCAGAATGTAAAAAATGTAACAACGAACTAACAAAAGTTAGAAATATGTTACGAGAAAAACATGGAATGCCTGACAAAGATTATAACTGCCCTGTATGTAATAGAGGAGAGACAGAGGTAGCAGGAAAAGGGGGACAGAGAAATGGTGCATGGGTATTAGATCATTGTCACGATACTAGTACTTTTAGAGGTTGGCTTTGCCACAGTTGTAATAGATCATTGGGTGGTTTTTCAGATAGTGTTGACATTTTAAAAAAAGCTATTATATATTTAGAGAGACATATGGAGAAAATAAATGAAACTAGTACTTGACGTAGAGAATACAGTTACTAAACGTAATGATAAAATGCACTTAGACCCTTTTGAAAAAGATAATAGCCTTATTATGGTTGGTTGTCTTACAGAGACAGGAGAAGAGTATCTATTTCATCACGAGACAGGTTTTGATGGAGTACAGGAATTATTAGATCAGACTACTATCCTAATAGGACATAATATATCATATGATTTAATGTGGTTATGGGAATGTGGTTTTAAATACAATGGTTCTGTCTTTGATACTATGCTTACTGAATATATCTTTCTAAGAGGACAAAAGAAACCTCTATCACTTGAAGCGTGTGCTGAAAGATATGAGTTAGCTACACAGAAAAAAGATACCCTAAAAGAATATTTTAAAAAGGGTTTGGGAGTAGATGATGTTCCTAAAGATGAATTATCTAGTTACTTATCTGCTGATTTACATTCAACTAAGGAGTTAGCAGATGAATTATATAGAAAACTTTCCATGGAAGAGCATAGGGGTCTACTTAATACTGTTGAGCATACCAATCGTGTTTCCCTTACTCTTGCTTATATTTATAGGCGAGGTTTTAATGTTGACCAAGTGTCACTTGATGAAGTTCAGAAAGAGTTTGAACAAGAAAAACTTTCTATCGAGAAGAGACTTTCTGTTCAAGTCAAAGAACTTATGGGAGAGACACCAATAAATTTAAATAGTCCAGAACAGATGTCCTGTGTTATATATAGTAGAAAACCTAGAGATAAAACAACGTGGTTAAATAACTTTACTCCTTATATGAATAAGAAGGATTTATTTGATAAGATAAGAGAGAATAGTGATATTATTTATAAGACAATAGCTGTTAGATGTAATACATGTTATGGTTCAGGGATAATAAGAAAAGTTAAAAAGGATGGAAAGCCCTATAAGAACCACCCAAAGTGTAATGTCTGTATAGGTTCTGGTTACATATTTAAACCAACTAAGATGTTAGCAGGTCTTAAATTTAATATACCTTCTGCAAAGTGGGTTAGTGCTAATGGTTTTAGTGTTAACAAAAATATGTTGAGTGTTTTACAGCACGTATCTAAGAGGAGTGATTCAGTTCCAGCCTATCAGTTTTTAACTGATCTTCAAAGGTTATCAGCTTTAGATACATACCTTTCATCTTTTGTAGATGGCATAAGTTCTTTTATTAAAACTGATGGTAAATTACACGTTAGATTATTACAACATAGAACATCTACAGGTAGGTTTAGTGGGGCTGACCCTAATATGCAGAATATGCCTAGAGGTGGTACATTTCCTGTTAAGAAAGTGTTTATATCTAGGTGGAATAGGGGTAAGATATTAGAAGCAGACTTTGCTCAATTAGAGTTTAGGACTGCTGCATATCTTGCTCAAGATAAAATAGCAATGAAGGAGATTGAAAATGGTTTTGACGTACATAGCTATACTGCAAAAGTTATATCGGAGAATGGTCAAAAGATTACTAGGCAGGTGGCAAAAGGGCATACCTTTGCACCCCTCTTTGGGGCAACGGGATTTGGGAGATCAACTGCTGAAGCGGCATATTATAAACAGTTCACGGAAAAGTACAAAGGGATCGCATTATGGCATTCCCGATTGGCTAAAGAAGCTTTAAATACTTTTAAAATAAAAACACCATCAGGAAGAGAGTTTGCTTTCCCTGATGTGATTAGGAAAATGAATGGTGGAGTGTCACATTTTACACAAATTAAAAATTACCCTGTACAATCTTTTGCTACAGCCGACATAGTTCCTTTAATACTTATGGACATAGATAATAGGCTTAATATATTAGAATCATGTGTTGTTAATACTGTACACGATTCTATTGTAATTGATGTACACCCTAACGAAATAGATGCTGTTATGAAAATTATAGAAGATACCAATAAAGATATGACAGATACTATAAATAAACACTTTAATATAGACTTGAATGTTCCTTTATTATTAGAAGCAAAAATAGGTAATAATTGGCTTGACATGAAAGAAGTAGTGTGATATAACTTTAAATTCAACAGAAAGAAGGAGAAATTATGAATGAAGTAATAACAATAAGCACAGACAACTATGCTCAAATGGCTAAAGCTATGGGTTTAGAAGCTGCTAATACAAATACAATAAGGAAAGCTAATAATCTCAATAGACTAAGAATATGGCATTCACCTATTATGGGTCAAGCTGAAATAAATGGTAAGACTAAAAATGTTGAGATTATAGAAGGGGGTTCATATAGATTAGAAGTATTAGATGAAGAAAAATCAACGTACTACTATGCTAAAACTGCTGAAGTAAGACCCTTCATGCAAAGATATATGTACAGAAGATATTTAGCTAATCCTAATGCAAAAGCAGGAGAGCCTAAGGGTAGTTTTCATAGAACTATTATGTCCGATACTCTTAATAATGACTTGAAGGATAATACAGGTAGATTTAATTGTGGTAAACCAGCAGGTTTTATTGAAGATTTCAAAGCCTTACCTACTGACATGCAGGATTTAATTAGACAGATAAAAAGAGTACGTGTCGTATTTGGAACAATTAAATTAGATAAACCTGTAGATGAAAAGGGTAAAGAAGTTACTGTTGAGAAAGTTCCTTTTATATGGGAGATTGATAACAGGGATGCATATAAAACTATTGGAGATCAATTTAATATATTCTTAAAGAAAGAGAGATTACCTCTACAGCATAATATGTTATTGAAGGAGACCAAAGAGAATCCCTTACCAAATGGTTCTAGTTTTTATACACCTTTAGCACAAGTTAATTTATCTAAATTACTTGATATAGATGCTAGAGATCATAAAACATTTGGAGATTTTGTTGATTGGGTTAAAAACTACAATGACTATATATATAAAGAATGGGATGAAAAATCTCAAGCTAGACAGAGTACTATATCAGAGGAGGATTCTAATACAGTAGACCAGTTTATAGATGTAGATTTAGAAGGAGATAAAAAGTAATGACACACTTAGCAGAACTATCTCTTCATCAATATATGACTGATGCTGTAAATGGAAAAACAACTATGTCAAAAGATGTGATTGACCAAGTTGGCAACGATGTTAAGGAAGCTTTAAAGAGACAGTTTGATAGTGGTAAGAGTAGAGGAGATTTTACTTTACGAATGTCTAATATTGGTAGACCTACGTGTCAGCTATGGTTTGAAAAGAATAAACCCGAATTGGCTGAACCCAAGTCTACCAATTTTTTAATGAACATGATGTTAGGTGACATTGTTGAAGCTGTATTTAAAGGTTTACTAAAAGCTGCAAAAGTTAAATATACAGATTCAGAGAAAGTCACACTTAAAACTAAGGAAGAAGACATAAATGGTAGCTATGACCTTATTATTGATGGGGCAGTTGACGATGTTAAGTCTGCTTCTGATTGGTCTTATAGAAATAAGTTTGAGTCTTTTGAGGTATTAAGTAGTGGTGATGCATTTGGCTATGTAGCCCAACTTGCAGGTTATGCTAAAGCTACAAATACTAGAGCAGGTGGTTGGTGGGTAGTAAATAAAGCCAATGGTAAATTTAAATATGTATCTGCTGAAAACTTGGATATGAAAAAAGAATTGTCTAAGATTGATAAAACTATTAAAACTGTAAATGAAAATATATTTTATAGATGTTTTGAACCTGAAGAAGAATTATTCAGAGGAAAACCCACAGGTAATAAAGTTTTAAATAGGAGTTGCACTTTTTGTGATTTTAGAAAAGCATGTTGGGAAAATTTAATAGAAGCCCCTGCTGTAAAATCTAAAGCAAAATTTCCTAAGACAATATCATATATAGAATTAAATGAGAAGTAGATGACATCTTATAGTGTGACCCAAGTAGCACGTAGAAATGGGTATAGGAGTGGTTTAGAAGATAGTGTTGCCACATTTTTAAAAGAAAACAAGATAGAATTTCTTTATGAAAAAATTAAAATTGAGTGGGAAGATTTAGCATATCGCACCTATACCCCCGATTTTGTATTGAATAATGGAATAGTAATTGAAACAAAAGGTTTTTTTACTATAATGGATAGACGTAAACATCTTTGTATAAAAAAACAACACCCTAAGTTAGACATAAGATTTGTGTTTACTAATAGTAGAAATAAGTTAAGAAAAGGAGCTAAGTCTTCATACGCTGATTGGTGTGATAAATATGATTTTAAATATTATAATAGAATCATACCCGAAGTTTGGTTAAAAGAAAAAGGCAAAAACAAACATCCTGAGTTTATTAAATTCTTAGGAACAAAATTAAGGAGATAACTATGATAGATTTTTCAAACAAAAACCCTGCATCATGTTTTATAGAACTTGATCCCGATGTCGATGAGTTAGGTTTTTGGACAGGAGGTTTACGAATTAATATATTAACATCTAAAAATAACCCCATGCCCGAATCAAGTAAAGAGAGTTTGTTGCATTTAGCACAGCTTATATCAAGCACAGTAGCTTTAATGGAAAGAGATCAAGAATTAACAAATAGATTAGAGGAATTTGTGGCAGAGCCTGAAGAACCTAACTTTCAGTTTGTAGATGATGGTTTAGAGGTAGTCTCTAAAAAGGATAATATAATAAGTATAAACTTCAAAACAAAAACAAAGGGAGAAGCTTAATGAGTTATAAAAAAGCAATTTCAAAACATGTAGAAATAGAGGATAAAGAATCTAACGAAAAAGGAGTAAAAAAAGATATGACTGATGGGCTATTTACAAAATTTACAGGTAAGGGGGATTTCTTTACTGATAATAATAATAATAAAAAAGAAGATATGATAAACAATCCTGAACATTATAATCAGTATGAAATTGAGTGTATAGATGCCATAAAAGCAGCTACAGGTGTTGGCTTTGAGCCTTATCTACAAGGTAATATATTAAAGTATTTATGGAGATATAATTATAAAAATGGTATTGAGGACTTGAAAAAAGCACGATGGTACTTAAATAAATTAATAGAAGTTAAAAATGACAATAAGAGTTAGACTGTTAATAACTCTAGATGTAGATACAGAAGAGTATATTGTACCTGCTGATGGAAGAGTAGATGAGGAGATTGCAGACTATATACAAGAAACATTTTATGACCTAGAGGGTACAAAAATAAAACATATTAAAATAACAAGTGAGGAGATATAAATATGAACAATAAAATACTGTCATCAGATTATCAAACTTTTATAGCATTGTCTAGATATGCTCGTTGGTTATCCGTTGAAAATAGAAGAGAGGAATGGACTGAAACTGTAAATAGATACTTAAAATATATGGTAAATCACCTAAAAGAAAAACATAATTTTACTATACCTGATAAAATGCATTCAGACTTGTTTGACCACATAACTAACTTAGACATTATGCCTAGTATGAGGGCTTTGATGACATCAGGAAATGCTCTAGATAAGTGTCATGTAGCAGGTTATAATTGTTCTTATTTACCTGTAGATAGTCCTCGTTCTTTTGATGAAACTATGTATATACTTATGTGTGGAACAGGTGTAGGGTTCTCTGTTGAACGTGAAAATATAGATAAGTTACCTATTATAAATGAACATTTTGAAGATAGTGAAACAATAATTAAGGTAGGAGACTCAAGACAAGGTTGGGCTAAAGCTTTACGTGAGTTAATTGCCGTGCTTTATGCAGGACAGATACCTAAATGGGATGTATCAGATGTTAGACCAGCAGGTGCTAGATTAAAAACATTCGGTGGTAGAGCATCTGGTCCTGCACCACTAGAAGAATTATTTGAGTTTTGTATTGCGATGTTTAAAAATGCTGCAGGAAGAAGATTATATGCAGTTGAATGTCACGATATAATGTGTAAGATTGGTGAGGTAGTAGTCGTGGGTGGGGTAAGGCGATCAGCCCTCATCAGTCTTTCAAACTTAGGTGATGACCAAATGAGATATGCTAAAGCAGGTCAATGGTCAGAAACTGAAGGTCAAAGAGCATTAGCTAATAATAGTGTAGCCTACAAAGGTAAAGTACAAATGGAAACATTTATGCGTGAGTGGTTATCTTTAGTAGAAAGTAAATCAGGAGAACGAGGTATATTTAATCGTAAGTCTGCTATACGTCAAGCTGAAAGAAATGGAAGACGTAAAACTGATTACGCTTTTGGTTGTAATCCATGTAGTGAAATAATATTAAGACCCTATCAGTTCTGTAATCTTTCTGAAGTAGTTGTAAGAGAACATGACACAGTAGAATCCTTAATAAAAAAAGTAGAGATAGCTACTATCCTAGGTACATTTCAATCCACACTTACTGATTTTAAATATCTTAGGTCTGTTTGGAAAAACAATACAGAAGAAGAAAGATTATTAGGTGTGTCCTTAACAGGTATTATGGATAATAAATTATTAAATGGTGACTACGCAACATTACCTGCTATATTAAAACAATTAAAGGAGAAAGCAATTGATATTAACAAAACATTTGCAGAACAGCTTGGTATACCACAGTCTACTGCGATTACATGTGTTAAGCCTAGTGGAACTGTTTCTCAACTTGTGGATAGTGCGAGTGGTATACATGCTAGACATAGCGAATATTATATTCGTACTGTACGTGGTGATAACAAAGACCCTCTTACACAGTTTATGATGGATAGTGGAATACCTAATGAGCCTGATGTTTCAAAACCTGAAAGCACTACTGTTTTTAGTTTTCCTATGAAGTCACCCGAAGGTGCTATTACTAGGAATGATATGTCAGCAATACAGCAGTTAGAGTTGTGGTTAGTATACCAAAGAAATTGGTGCGAACATAAACCATCAGTAACAATAACAGTACGTGAAGAAGAGTGGATGGAAGTAGGAGCATGGGTGTATAAACATTTTGATGAAGTATCAGGTATTAGTTTCCTACCACATAGTGACCATACTTATGCACAAGCTCCATATCAAGAAATTACTAAAAAAGAATATATACAGCTTGACAAAACCATGCCTGATGTGATAGACTGGTCTTTACTTCAAAATTATGAAAAAGAAGACAATACTATAGGCAATAAAGAGTTGGCTTGTGTAGCAGGAGTTTGTGAAGTTGTGGATATACCAGCTTCATAATCAGGTATAACCACACACAAGGGTGTCGTTTCACCCATCTGAGGGTCTTTACATGAAGACATTTTTTAAAAAAAGGAGAATATTATGAGAGAATTACTAATTGGAGCATCTAGAACCTATTATGTGGGGATGATTAATAGACACATAGCAAATGTAGAAATATTATTAACTAATCCTGTGGGAATTGGAGAAGCAGAGCATCAAGATATACAAGCAGTTATTGAAGTTGAACTAGGAAGGATTGCAGACTACCATGATAAACTAGACATGCTTATAAAATATTTTACTAAGCCAAAAGAAACAGAAGAAAAACCATCGGAGATAAAAGATGAAAAATCTAAGAAGTAGACAAGAAAGAGGTCTAGGTAAATATGATGCTCCCCTACATATACAATATACTAGGGGAGTAACGGACTTTAAAAGAAATAGACCTACACCATTTAATATAAATACTATGGTTTATAGGGAATGGTTACGTGGGTGGAATGATGCTTATGCATTACAGTTAAAGAAAGTTAAACAATATGAAAATAGAAGAAGAGGTTAGAAAATTTATGGAAAATAAATATAGTATGATGAAAGCTAGTAATTACCAAATACAAGCAAAAGAAACTGCCATCTTCCCTTCAGACAAAGCCCTAGAGTATTTATCTCTAGGGTTAGTAGGGGAAGCAGGTGAAGTTGCTAACAAAATTAAAAAACTTATTCGTGATGGGAGAGTAGACCATGATTGGAAGAATACTATTATGGCTGAAGATATAGCAAGTGAGGTGGGGGATGTCCTATGGTACTGTGCTATGTTAACTGACCATATAGGAATTGATTTAGGTAAGGTTATGGAAAAGAATTTAGATAAATTAAAGTCTAGAAAGAGTAGGGGTGTGTTAGGTGGTAGTGGTGATAATAGGTAAATTAAGGTAAATATTTACTTCTAAATTCTTTTCCAAATACACGTTCAGAGTCATCTTTTACTTTAACTAAATCTTCATCTGTGTCACCATAGAATCTTTCGTACTGAAGTATAGCTTTTTCATAAGCACCCATAGTACCATCGGGAAATTTTATATTATAAAGGGAAGTACCATTACCTAATTTAGGGTCTTCTTTAAACTGCCATTCTATATTTCCCTTTTTATTCCTTGGTAAACTGTTCCAAATATTTTTAAATTTTTGATGTCTTTCTGCAATTGTATCTGTATCTAATAAAGCTAAAGTTTTAGCTCGTGCTTGATTTCTTTTTGCATTTATTAATTCTTTTAAAAAATATTTTTTTAATCCATCGCTAGGTATATTTTTGTAATCATCACCTAATATATATCCTGTAATTTGTGTATCTGAAAATAAACCCATCCATCCTTTTGAAATATTTGATGCTGGTGCATCTCCTTTTATTTTTCTAGGAACAATTTCTCTATAGTCAAATCTCAATCTATCTAGTTCAAACTTTACAGGATTTTTATCCCCTTCTTCTACAAAACCTGTAACCATTTTTAAAAAAGGATTTATTTTATGTATAGGTTTTTCATTTGTTGTAGGGTTAAAAACTGGCACATCACCTTCTTCAGGTTCATATTTATCAGGAAATGACCTAGTAGCTTGTTTAAACCAATATTCCATAAAATCAGTTGAAGTATTATCTTTAAGAACTCTATAATTAGGGTCTAATACAGTTCCAGCTATATCTTTTAACATTCCCGTAGGTACAGTAGCCCTATTAAATAAATTTCCTAGATACTTAGCTAAACCTTCTTCAAAGTCAGGATTATTCATTAATCCACGTTCAGAAGCATTAAGTGAAAAATCAACTAGTGCATCTGTAATATATAAACCAGTTCCAGCTCTTCCTTGTCCACCTGTAAGTGCTTTTACAAAATCTCTTGTGGGAGTTGGTACATCTACTGCAATCTTATCATTATTGTGAAGCTGTGGCATCCATTTTCTTTTTCTATTAGGTCCAGTCATTCTATAAAGAACATCTGCAGCAAAAGCAAATGCCATATATGGACCTAGTGCAGCAGTAAGATTTAATCTACCTGTTCCAAAAGGATTATTAATTTCATAAGGACCTGAACTTTCATCTCCAAAATGATGTCTTATACCAAAAAAAGCTCCTAAAGTAGCTAGACCTGATACTTGTGACCCAAATGTTTTAGCATCTAGTGCTAATCTAATTTCAGGTAATACAGGTATTCCTCTTGCTCCCTTTGCACCTGCTTCTTTATTTAGAATACCACCCATATTGACAATGCCAAATATTGGCATATGCTCATATAAAAATATAAGTTGATTGACTAGGTATCTAGGAAAAGGTGCTGCTGCTGTACCAACGAAAGGTGTCATCTGTACCAATTTTATAAATGCATCTGCACCAACATTAAAAGCACCTGCTCTTCCTTTAAAATTACCTGTTTGATATGTTTGCTCCAAAGCAACTTTCATTGCTTCACCGATAGCTTTATCATCTATTATACTAAACATTCCTGTTCTACTTGAAGCGTTAATTGGGTCAAGGTATTGGTCTTCAAAAAAACCTTTTAAACCCCCTCTTTGACCTGATGCAAAAAGATACTTATCAATTTCTTTAGAAAACGTAGCACGTTTAAACATGTTATCACTTAGTGTATTAAGATAATTTGCTTTTCTAGCTATCCAAAGAAGACCACCTTCTTCTCCAGTTAATTCTCCTATGTCACCCATTTCCCTAAAAAGTTGTTTAGCTAATTCAGATTTTTTAAATCTTTTATCTCTAAACAGTAATTCAAGAGCTTCTGTTTCCCAAGACTTTGTACCCAACCACAAATCTTTACCTAAAAGAGAAAAAGCACCTGTTCTCATTTGAGCCTTTCCCATTCCAACAGCACGAGTTGCTTCATCAGATATTTGTTTATTTGTTATACCGACTAAACCTGCACCTTTATAAGCTCCACCTTTTAATAATGTGGCAAAACCTTCACCTAAGTTATCAAGAGCATATGAAATATTACGCATATAACCATTTGTTGTATTACGTGCTGTAGTTGCAGTTTGTATTGTCATTAAACCAATACTAGCTTTATCTATTGCTTTTAAACCACCCCATGCTCTCATAACAGCTGCGACTTTAGCACCTTGTCCTAAAACACCACTCTCTTTAATAATCTGTTTTGCAGGTGTAATAACATCAGATAGCGATATTAGTTTTTGGTCTAAGTCTGTTAATTCTGCTAGTATTGTGTTTTTCTCTTTTCGTGCAATTCTTCCTGCTTGACCAAGTAATGCACCAGCTTGGCTATATTCTTCAACCAAAAGACCTGCAAGTTGTTTCATGGAAAGGTCATGCTCTTTTAAAATTTTAAAAAGTTGTACATCATTAATATCTCCATTAATTAAACCACGAGATAAACGAGAAGCAATTCTTTCCTCAACAACTTTTGTTTCCATCTTACCTGTTTTTTTATTCAATACTTCTCTTGTTGTTTTTATGGGCTTTATTTTATGAATAATTAAAGCTGCGGCTGAAGCTATATTCTCATGTAGTTTTTGATCTAAAGAATGACCATACCCTATCTGACCAAATTCAACATCTCCAGATATACCTGCATCTTTTAATTCTTTACCAGTTTTTTTAAGTTCAGGTACTGACTCTTCAAGTGACATTTTTAAAGTCTTAGCAACTTTTTTGGCTGTACCTGCAGTCTTAGCATTTTTAAATGTGTTAGAAGTAATACCTTTATGTACTGCTTCTATACTTCCAGTTTCTTTAGCTATTGCAACATTCCTTATTTGTTCAGCTATATTAGCACTTAGTGTTTTACTTGTTCCTATAATAGCTCCCACAGAACCACTTGCAACAGCACTTAACGCTGTAGTCATTCCTACATTTGCTAAACTAATATCCTCTGTTAATCCTAGCTGTTTTCTAGTTCTTTCTTGTTGAAATACTGTGTAACCTGCAGCTGCTGAATCAACCAAGGCTGACCTATAAGCAGTCTTGTAACCACCTGTCATAAATCCCTGTTTATATTGAAGGGCTTTTTGTCCAAGAGTAGGTGCTTTTTTCACTTGTTCTTTAGCTATATTTTTTGCTGTAAGAGCCATTCCTTTGTCTTTTAATCTTTCTCTTGCAGCCTTTTTTAATATTTCTCTTATACCTAATTTAATACCTTGATTGGCTGCAACTGCCCCAGCTTTTGCCGCCCCACCAGTAAGTATACCAGCATAAGTAGATGGAGCAAGAGCTACACCCTCTAAATAATCACCTGCGGCTCTCCAACCAAAATCACTATCCATACGATCATACACACCCATAAGATTTGAAAAGCGTTCTCTACCTTCATCAGTTGTGTTTTGAGCATGAAATAAATCTTTTGTGGCTGTATATTCGTTTACGTTTTGCCTTCTAAAATGCTCCATAAACTGATTATAAATAGCTTCTTGGTCTGTTTTAGTATCAAAATCGTAGTCAGCTCTTTCTTTTAAAAAAGTAGATGCTTCACTTAAAAAGTCCTCATCTTCAATGAGAACTTCTTTATTTAAATCTTCTGTTCTGTAATTGTTATAAGTCATTTTATTATAATTGATCTATACTAATACCACCCCAATCAGAAGGATTATACGGATAACCAACTTGGTTTTGCCATTCCTCTTCTAGGTCAGTTTTATTTATTTGGGGATTATTCTTTTTAAGTCCATCTATTAACGATCTAGCATTAGATGTTTTTACTTTAGAGTTTAAACTTTTATCGTTTATCTTAGCAACGATCTTATTAGCATTAGGAAATACTGGAGGGCTTGTATCTAAATTATTATTATTACCACCTCCACCACCACCACCACTACCTGCAGGATCATTAGCTATCCAATTCATAGGAGAACCCCAAGTAACGTAGGCTTCTTTAGGGTCGTTAGGATGTAAATTATCGTCACTATCAGCAGGTACAATCTTTAAACTCATTCCTGCTTGAGCTGCCCAAGACATCATTTCAGATACACTATATTCTGTATTTGGTTGTAGATTAAAACGAGATGCTATTTCTGATGGTATTACACTAGACCATCCTTTAATTACACCCTGTCCATCTTTTCTAAACATTTTTTTACTTTGTGCTAAAATACCAACAAGAGCAGTAGATAAAGCTGCAGCTTGATTATATCTATCTTGTCCTGCTTCTACACTAATCCACCTTTGGTTAAGGTTATCCCATAGACCGAGTACATTATTACCTTCAGCAATCTCTTTTAGTACAGCAGCTTTTGCTGATTTTATTTGTGCAGGTGACAACTCTGAAGCATTTATATTCTGTTTATGCGTTTTTAATAGATTCACCATACTATATAGTTTAATTTTATCTTCTTGCTTAGGGGCATTAAGTGCTGCCGTAGTTAGAATTTGGATTCTATTATCTATGCTACCTACCAAACTTAATTGAAGTCTATCTACTGTAACATCTCCTGCAGCAACATCACTAAGTTCTTTTTTACCAAAGTCTTCAGGAAATCCTGCAAGAGCCATTTGTTGTTTACCTGACTTTTCAGCATATCTTTCTACTGAACCTTCACCTGCTATTAAATTTAAAATACCACTACCTGTTCCTTGTAAAGCATTTTCCATGTTTATATCAGATATTGTTATAGGTGTTGTAATAATATCAGCTAATTCTTTTGCTGTAATACTCTTTTGACCATCTTTTTTAGGTGTGAATTGTAAAAATTGATTTACAGGTATGTTATCTTGTGAAGTTTTAGTAACAATTGCTGGAACAAGTGCTTTAGCTCCTGAATAACCATTATCTGTAATTAGACCATGTAAAATATCAGTTCCATTAGGACCTAAAGAAGCTGACATCGCTTTAATTTGTTCATAGTTATCTTTATATTCTAAATTATATTTAGATTCTTCTTTTGCTAGTCTATTTTGTCTAAGCTCTGTTAAACGACTTATATTGGCATCTAATCTATCATCTTCGTCTTTTATTATTTGTGTAGCACTTTCGGCTGAACCTTGTATTAATCCATAGCCTACATGTTTATCTCCACCACCTAATATTTTTGCTATGTTTTCAAATAGACTCATTCTGCTCTCCTAGACATTAATCCCATTGGTTTCTCTTCTTTTGCATTAGCTACCATTTCATCCACTTGGGGTTTTGAACTCAAGGATACTCCTTGTACTTCTTCAAGATTAGGTAAACTTTTGTCTTCCTGACTCCTTAATTTTCTTAAACTTTTATGGGCTAGACTATCTCTTTCAGACATTAATTTTGCATCATCTTCTAAACCACTGTCATATTTAATACCTAAAGCATCGCCTATAACCATCATCTGTTCTATTAAGACAGGCATAACTAATATACCTGCATCAATAGTATGTTTTCCTTGCATAACCCCTGACATTTGAATGGAGTTTGCTAATGTCGTTAAAGGAATACCCATATCCATTACGTCTGCGAGTTGCATAGAAAATTCTTCAGTATTCATACGAGTCATATAATAATTAACAACTTCATTTATATCAGAATATTGAGAAGGTTTTTGCCAAGGTCTACCCCCCAATTCCGTTGTTAAAGATTCGCCCGGAATTGGTGCATTAAATTTATGTTGTGCTGTTTCTTGCATGTAAAAATTCCATTCGTTTTTTCTTAATTGTATTTTTATATCGTGCTATTTTAAAAATAGGTTGATTTTTTGTATCACTACTAATTTTAGAATATTGTGAATTTTTTGTTAATAGACCATTAGAAGGTTTCTTTTTTTTATCTAAAACATTAAAACTGTCAAAAACCAAAAACATATCTCTAGCATAATTTGTTTGCATTATTTAATCCCCTATTTTATCCAACTAAAGCAGCTTCTCCACCTAAACTATACTTCAGATAAGTACCACCTAATGTAGTAATTAAATTACCAATTGATTTACCTGCTGCAGATTTACCTGTGGCATCAGAAGCATATTGTCTTGCTTCAGCATCTAATTGTGCTTCAGCCATTGTTACTATTCTATCTAATTCACTTTCAGCACTTTTCCAAGCCATTTCCATAGTGTCAGAGTATGCAGTCCACAAATTATCGTAAGACTGTTTTGATATACCTAGAACAGCACTAGCATTTAACTCATTAGCCCTGTTAACTGCTACAGTATCAGCCGTAGCTACTTGTCTTCTCCATTGAGCATTATGCTGTGCTATTACAGTTTCATTGTTAGCATTAAACTGGTCACGCTGATTATTAACTTCAGCATTAAATCTTTCAATAGTATTTGTTTGACCTGCATTAAACTGTGCCTGTGCATTAGCTTGTGTGGCATTGTATTGTGTTGCTTGT